CAAGATTCAATGCTCAAAGTTTGACAGGAAAGACGGAATATCCGTGTTTTTCAAAAGGGTGTACTGATGGACAAGGATGACGAACTTGTAAGATTGCGAATTGACGTAAAGACCGAAATTCTGGTAAAGCCAGAAAATGCGACAAGGGAATATGCCGCTTTGTACAGAAAAAAAAGGAGCATCCGAAGGCGCAGACCAAAAACGCTACGGAGTGAGGCCAGGGAGATACTCGGATATATGCGATCCATTGATTTCCGCTTCGGGTCTTATGAGGATTTGGGGCGTATGGAGGATTTGGCGGAGCGTATAAAAATGGGCATTGACAAGGAATAGTTGTTGGTGGTTGTAAACCAATATTGAGAATGAGCAACATACGCCGCTTTTGGTTGTAAGGTTGTCCAAATACTTGTGTATGTGCGAAAAAATGAGTTAATTACAGTTAGGGCTATTGTGTAAAATGATACTTTTTTAACACAGGCGAAAACTTAAAACAATCATATTGCAGGGAAGGTATTTTGATTCATTATTCATCCTACTGCCCCTTTTTGGGGCTTCTCTGATTGTCGGGGGAAAAACCTCCGATTGCGAACTATTCAACATATCGTAACTATGGCAAAGTATAGCGAGGAAATGACCAATCGCATTTGTTCCTTTATTGAGAAGGACAGTTATACCATTGCCGAAATCTGCAAGATAGTAGGGATTAACGAGTGTACCTACTACGATTGGTGTAATTCCAAAACCGAGTTTTCCAACGCCGTAAAAAAGGCAAGGGATAAGTTTGATGAAACAATGGCCGTTGAAGCGGTGCGGTCTTTACGAAAGCTCGTACAAGGTTATGAGGCGGAGGAAGTAAGGACAACGTACTACGTCAATAAGGAAAACGAAGAGGTCGTAAGGGATCGGGTGGTAACAAGGAAGCATTACCAGCCGAGTGTCCCTGCGGTAATCTTCTCTCTTACAAATCGGGATTCAGAGAACTGGAAAAACAGACAGAACACCGAGATAACAGGCAAAGATGGCAAAGACCTTTTGCCGAAGATAGAGATAGAGGTGGTAAATGGGGAAAGTTAGGGTAAAGACAACGAACGTATTTCAAAGGCTGGAAGAAGCGTCAAGGGACTTTTCCGTGATTTCGGCACAGGGTGGCTCACGGTCGGGAAAGACATACAACATTGTCCTTTGGCTCGTTCAGCGGCTTCTGTTAAATCAGGAAACCTCATGCTCAATTGTCAGAGCTACCCTACCCGCTTTGAAGGGTTCCGTATTGAGGGATTTCAAAGACATCCTCTTGCGTATGGAATTGTGGGATGATTCGGCATTTAACAAATCGGACTTGATTTACACCCTGCCCAACAAGAGCTGGTTTGAGTTTTTCTCCACCGATAGCGAGGAGAAGTTAAGGGGGCGGAAACGTGATATCCTCTTTGTCAATGAAGCGAATGAATTAACCTTTATCGAGTGGCAGCAGTTACAGATGCGTACCACACAACTGGCGATATTGGATTACAATCCAAGCTTTACCGATGAGCATTGGATAAGCAAACTGAACAAGGATGAAAAGACGTTCCACTTTATAACCACCTATAAGGACAACCCGTTTCTGGAGCAGAGGATCGTTGAGCAGATAGAGGACTTGAGGGACAAAAACAGCTCCCTGTGGACAATCTACGGACAAGGGCAGCAATCGATGGTCGAGGGGCTCATCTTTACAAACTGGTCATTGGTTGAGCAGATTCCGCCTTCGGTGCGCAAGCGTTGCATAGGGCTGGACTTCGGATTTACCAACCACCCCTCGGCAGGTGTACAGGTAGGGTTGGACATGGAAGCAAATGCGTTATACATCCATGAGCTGTTCTATGCAACCCATATGCTGACCGACAATCTGATAGATGCGCTGGCTCCTTATCGTGAGGAGATTGTTTCCGAGAGTGCCGACCCCCGACTGATTGCCGAGTTGCGGAACGCAGGGCTTTGGGTAACCCCTGTCAGCAAGCCTGCCGGGAGTGTTCAGGCAGGGATAACAAAGATGCAGACACTTGACATACATATCACGCAGAGCAGCCACAATGTGATACGGGAGATAAAGAACTACGTCTGGGAGCAGAACAAGGATGGCGGCTTTGTCAACCAGCCTGTAAAGGAGTTTGACCACGCTATGGATGCTGCAAGGTATGTGGTGTATGAAAAGACACTTGGGCGCAATGTGGGGTCGATAAGCAAGGATGATCTGGGATTATAAAACAGATGCCAAAAATATAGATGCCAAAAAATTAGATACCATTAAATTAGATACCATGTCAATAGAGATAAGCAGCGTAATAAAGGTATTGAAAAACGAGCTGAACGCAGCATTGGGCCGCAAGCAGGAATTGGTTGAACTATTGAGCGAGGCCGATTTGACCCGTGCAAAAGACCGACTGGAGAACTTTGATGACCGCATAAGCACGGCTCTTTCGCAGTACGACCCAACGCTGCACGATGCAGCCAACAGACACGATAAGGAAAGAAAGGGTAAGAAAAAGAAGGTAGTGGCGAAACTGCCGATACCTTTTCAAAGAATGATAAACCAACAGGCAACGGCATTTCTCTTTGGCGAGCAGGGAACATTCTCCAACCAGTCGGAAGAGGCAGACGAAGCGTTTGACGAGTTCATGGGGATTATCAAAGACACCCGTTTCCATAGTACCATACGGGAGGCGAAAACCCTCGCAGGGGCCGAAACAATCTCTGCCAAGCTGTATCACCTATACCTTGACGATGGTGGAAACATAGCATTAAAGACGAAGGTTCTGGCCTACTCAAAAGGAGATCGCCTATATTACAAGAAAGACGAGTTCGGAAAACTGATAGTCTTTGGGCGGTATTACGAAACAACCAACAACGACAAGACAATAGAGAAACATTTTGACGTTTACACAAGTGAACAGATTTACAGGGGCAAGACTTCGGGCATAGGCTGGAAAGTAGATGTTGAAACAAACTTCATCGGCAAGATTCCTGTTATTATCTACGAGCAGCCTGTTGAGTGGGATGGCGTTCAGCCGCTCATTGAAAGGCGAGAGGAGATACAATGCAAGGATGCCGATGTGAACGACTATTTCGCTGACCCCAAACTGGTCGGAGAGGGAATTATAAAAGGACTACCCGATTCCGAGGACACGGGAGCGGTTATACAAGTGCAGAATGGCGGAAAAGTGGCGTATTTAACCTATGACACGGCTCCTGAGAATAGAACCAACGAGTACCACACTCTGGAAAGATTAATTTACGGAATGACCTTTTCGGCTGACATAAGCTTTGATTCCATAAAGAGCATGAGTGTACCTTCGGGTAAGGCATGGCAGTATGTGTTCATGGCTCCCTTATTGAAAGCCAAAAACCACCAGGACAGATACGGGGAATTGATAGACCGTGAGATAAACCTTGTAAAGGCCGTAATGAAGGTGTTGTTCCCAAAGCTGGATTCAGACGGGAAGATAGACCTTTTGGATGTGAGCTACGAGTTCGCCTCCCCGATGCCCGATGACGTGCTTGATGACTTGACAAATATAAAAACCGCAGTAGAGGCGGGAGTGTTGAGCATTGAGGGCGGAGTACGTCAAAACCCGCTGGTGGAAAATCACGGGCTGGAGTTGGACCGTTTGGCGCAGGAGAAGGCGCAGGAACAACAAAGACAACAGAATTTACGATTGATGGATATTACCGAACCGACATTCTAATATGAACTGGCACGACAGAAAAGCAAGGGCAGCGGCCAACAAGCTGGCACGACAGATAGACGAGCTGTATGTGAAGTACAGCCGTATGCTCATTGCTTTGGGTGCGAAATATGAAGTCAGCGATGCGATATTCTCATTTAAGAGTGTTGGCGCGCATTCGGAGGTGGAATCCATTTTAAGCGACTTCAGGGCCGACTTGATGGCCTTGTACACAGGTGGGGTAAGTGTTGCCGTTGGTATCTCGGAAATGAAAAGCAAGTCGTTGTTGAAGGCCGTTGGAGCCACGGGTAAACTTTCCGACCGAATGATAACCCCCAATTCCATTCTCCACGGGGAAAGGCTTTCCACACGAGTATGGAAACTTGGCGAGGGACTAAGGGAACAAATGGAGCTTGTTCTTGACACGGGAATCCGCGAGGGCAAGGGAGCGGCAGCGATAACCAAAGATTTAAGGAAGTACCTGAACGACCCTGACAGGTTATACAGAAGGGTGAGGGACGCACACGGGGAATTGAAGTTAAGCAGGGCAGCGAAGAACTACCACCCCGGAGCAGGAGTATACAGAAGTTCGCATCAGAACGCCATGCGCCTTGCCAGAACGTCAATGAACAGGGCTTACCACAAGGCCGACCATGACCGCTGGGGGCAGATGAATTTCGTTGTCGGGATAAAAGTGCAGCGTGGCAGCTCGTACCCCTGCCCGTTGTGTGATTCAATGGTTGGGGAATACCCTAAAGACTTCGTGTTTCTCGGCTGGCATCCAAATTGCCTTTGTGTAGCCACCCCGATACTTGCCAACACCCCGTTAGGAGAGGAGGACAGGGCAACGAATGTTGTAAAGACCCCCGAACCCTTCAATGCTTGGGTAAGGGAAAACAGGGAGCGGATATCACAGGCTGCGACAAGGGAAACGATGCCGTGGTTCATATTAGAGAACGAGAAGTATTTCAAACAGGCATATTGATTAGGAATCCATGAAGATGCACTTTTACATAAAGGGAAAGGAGATCCCGATTTACAAAGGCAAACTATACATAGTGGCAAGCAACGACTACGAAAAGGTATGCACCCTTATCCCGAATTTTGAGGAGGTCGGAAAGGGCGAGTTGTACGGACATACGCTTTTGATGAGTTACAAAGGAGAGGAAAGCATATTCATTGTCTTGAACTTTGACCATGAATACGAAAAGATGACCTACGGGGTTATTGTCCATGAATTGCGCCATGCAGCCGACATTTTGGCCAAGCAGCGGGATTTGAACACGGGATTTGAGAACACCGAAAACAACGCATATCTGATGGAGTGGATGGCGAATACGGTGTTTACCGAATTGATACGTTTGGGGTTTGTTCCCAACAAGAAGAAGTAATAACAGATGGATACAAATTGTAGTCAACTGAAACAATAAAAACAATGACTGAGAAACACGATGGAAGCGGATTAAGGT